TTAATGAACATTCGTCGCCGAAAACGAGTCTGTATCATTAGCGTGATGCAGTCTCTGCAAAGGATCTTGTTGATAAAATTGGCAGAAACGTTGCCACAATGAAGGGAAACGAGGAGCAAAAAGTTCTGGGGCGCTAAAGAAATATTCAGAAAGTACGGCAAAACATTCAGCAGGATCACTGGCAGCATAAGCATCAATGCTCGCCGCATTCTCGCCAACCAATTCGATTTCTTCCTGAATGTTGTTCATTGCAGCATGAAGATCGTGTTCCCAGCCAGCAACCTCACGCAACGGAATAAAGGGAACTCCGCTGGCGCGATCGCCGTTACGGGTGTCCAGCTTATGAGCGACTTCATGAATAATCAGGTTAAAACCAGAAGCATCAAAAGAATCTTGTATATCCAACCAGTTCAAAACGATAGGCCCTTGCTGCCAGCTCTGACCTGACTGAACAATACGTTGGTTATGCACCAGACCGATATCGTCTTCCCATTCATCATCGACCACAAATGGCGCAGGATAAATTAAGACTTCATGAAAACCATCCAGCCATTCCAGTCCTAATTCCAGAACGGGTAGGCAAAATAGAAGTGCTATCCGGCAGGTTCTTAATGAATCCAGTTCAAAGCCCTGTAAAGGAACAAGCCGCTTTTGCTGTAAAAAACGTTCGGCAAGAGTGACTAATTTGCTTTGTTCCTGTTCCGTCAGACACGTTAAAAGGGGGATCGATAGTGCTTCCTGCCAGGGAAGGGCAGTTTGATGTGCTGATTCTTGTACTTTCCAGGGCCACTTAATCATCGTTTTGCTCGCAAACTCGTCACTTGAACAAAATTGCACGGACAGGGACTGTTAAAATGCCAAATTTCCTGGCATCATGGCAACCATCTGAACGGAGAGATGCCGGAGCGGCTGAACGGACCGGTCTCGAAAACCGGAGTAGGGGCAACTCTACCGGGGGTTCAAATCCCCCTCTCTCCGCCACCATTCAAGCACTTACAGTGTTTCGATTCAGTGACCAACATCCCGTTGAGAAAAAATGAGAAAATCCACTGAGAAAAAATAACGCCAGATTTGCACCCGGCGCTGTATCTCAAACTCACATTTTTCTGTTCAAAGTTGGGCTGATTTTTACTTTCCTGTCGTATACCAGCACCTGTGATTCAGTTTTGTGACCACTGAATTTTTGCTTATCGCGGCCACTTCCTTCATAGTCAGAAATGCCTTTCGCCTTCAGATCATGGAACGTGCAGTCTAACGGTCTGCCAATTTTTTCAGCAGCCGCATTTCTCGCCTTTCTCCAGGCTTCATTGAAACCTTTATAGGAATATCGCTCTCCGTACATGGTTTTGATGACAGCGCCATCTTCCCCTGATTTCCTGCAAAGATTGACTGCTGAATGCAAACGGTCTGTCCACGCTTTAATCTGCTTAACTCCAGTTTTACCCTGTTGAATGAAAATTCCTTTATCCATTATCTGATTCCAGTCCATTTTCAGAACATCGGAAACCCTGGCGGCACAGAGATAAGCAATTTCCATTGCTGCTTTGACCGGATCAGTAGCACAGTCATAAATCGCTAAATACTCTTCATCCGTAATGTATCGGTCGCGCTGAGGTTTAGGGTATTTATCGACGCCTACGCATGGGTTGCCTGGCACAAATCCACGTTGATATCCCCACCTGTAAACGCGTGACATCGAACTATGCTCATGGTTAGCCTGTACTGATGCTTCTGCAGCATTTGGTCAGTTCATTACGAACAACCTGCAGCCGAATGGTGCGGTATGGCTGATGTCCAGCACTACGGCACTTACTCTGTCTATGCGTAAAAACGCGCTTGGTCAGAAAGAATACCCAGATATGACCATGCTGGGCGGTACGTTCCAGGGCTTGCCGGTGATCGTTTCACAGTACGTTGGCAACCAACTGGTACTGGTTAACGCACCAGATGTTTATCTGGCAGATGATGGCGGCGTCGCCGTTGATATGTCTCGCGAAGCTTCTCTGGAAATGCAGAGCGATCCGACCCACGACAGCACAACGCCAACTCCAGTTGAACTGGTGTCTATGTTCCAGACCAACAGCGTGGCAATCCGTGCCGAGCGTTGGATTAACTGGAAGCGTCGCCGTGATGCAGCCGTAGCCGTTATCTCTGACGTGGATTACAGCACTGGCTCAACCAGCTAAGAAGGAGGGCGGGGGAAACCCCGCCATTTCAAATGGCAAAAATCAGATACCTTCAGCGTACACATGACTCATTGCCAGGTGATGAGAAAATTGTGAATGACCAGTGCGCAAAGGTGCTGGTTCTGCTGAAAAAGGCGGAATACGTAACCAGCAAAAAAGCAGTGGTGCGTAAAAGTAAAAAAGAAAACGCGGAGAATGGCTGATGTGGAATCCTTTTAGACGGAAAGAGAAAGCACTACAGCAACCATCATCTCGCGGTTGGACTCCGATATTTTCCTTTGTCAGACCAGATTGAAGATACCTGTCTGAGTGAAACCAATACTCGTTCCTACAAAAAAGGTCTGCGCACCCCCGGTCAGGCTACTGTAGCTCTTAACGCAGACCCGGCAAACTCCAGCCATGTAATGCTGAGCAACCTGGCTGAATCCAGTGACCAGACAAACCTGACCTTCGCTATTGGCTGGGCTGACGGAACGGATGAACCAACGGTAGCGACGTCTGGTGATCCAGATGCAGTTGATGGTCTTTCTCTGCCGGATACACGTACCTGGTATGTATTCCAGGGTTATGTTTCAGATTTCCCGTTCGACTTCCAGGCGAATACGGTCGTGCAAACTTCCGCAACCATTCAGCGTTCAGGGCAAGGTGTTTGGGTTCCAAAGGCCCAACCAACGAGCTAATAACCAGGCATTAATAAGCGGGGGAAACCCCGCAAACTGAGAGGAAAGAAATGAAACTGAATCTGGATTCGTTAAAACAGGCAGGGGCGTTTACTGGTCGTCCTGTTGAGAAGGAAATCACCTGGAAGCAGGGCGATAAAGAGATCACAGCTACCGTTTATATCCGACCAATGGGTTATCACGACGCGGTATCAAATGTTCTTTCAGCGGTGGGGAAAATTGATGGTGTAGCAGGGCGTATCGCTGCATCCATCTGTGATGAAAATGGCGCTCCAGTTTTCACTGTTGCCGATATCACTGGTGAAGCAGATCCTGAGCGCGGCGCACTCGATGGTGCTCTTACGGTTGCTCTGCTTGTCGCTATTCAGCAGGTTAACGACCTGGGAAAGGCGAACTCAGCGCAGACGACGAATTCTGGTGTGAATTAGTTCTCAACGGGATCGGCGGCCGCACCATTGCTGAAGCAAAAGAACGCGTTAGCGTTACAGAGTATCGCGACTGGGTTCTTTACCGTCAAAAGTACGGAAGCCTTAACGGAATGATGCGTACCGAGTGGGCCGCTGGCCTAATTTCTTCTGTGCTGGCAAACGTCAACCGTGGAAAAGATTCACCCCACTTCAAAGTAACAGACTTCACACCACACATTAACGAGCCTTCCATTTCACTGGAACAGGCTATGCAGGAGTGGACATAGCATGGCTGGTAAATCCCTCGGCACGTTGACTATCGACCTTGTTGCTAAGGTTGGTGGTTTTGTCTCTGGCCTAAGCCAGTCTGAGCGAGCATCTCAAAAATGGCGTAAACAGGTACAATCCGACGCCAAGGCTGCGGCCACCGCGTTCACCGCTTTTGCGACAGCAGCAAGCGCTGCGGCAATTGGTGTAGGCGTTGCTGGTTATAACCTGCTGAAAACCACTTCCAAACAGATCACTGAAACAGACCGTTGGGCTAAGTCGCTCAATATGTCTACTCAGTCTCTGCTGGCTTGGCAGTATGCAGCCGAAAAGGCTGGGGTATCTGGTGACCAGATGGCCGATATCTTTAAAGATATTGGCGATAAGATTGGTGATGCGGTCTTAAATAAATCTGGTGAAGCTGTCGGTGCGCTTGATGCGCTTGGATTATCCGCAAAAAAATTAGCCGGTGAGTCACCTGATAAACAACTTCTCGCTATCAGCGATGCTCTTGGTAAGATAAAAACAAACGCCGAAAAAACAACCATTCTCGAAAGCCTTGGTAATGACCTGTCAAAGCTCCTGCCCTTACTTGATCAGGGTGGTGAAAAGCTTCGCCAGTACATGGACGCGGCAAAGCAGTTTGGTGTTGCCCCTGATGATGCAGACATCGAAAAACTGGTGAAAGTAAACTCCCTGTTTGAAGACATGGAGACGCAGGTTAACGGCGTAAAAATTGAGATTGCTACCGGTCTTGCAAATGTTGACCTGTCAGGATTACAGAATGCGATCACTGACATGGGCGATGTTTTCAAAGACCCTCAGGTGATTCAGGGACTAACTGACCTGGTTGGCGGCGTTGTTGACCTGGCTAACGGTATTTGCGGGTATAACAAGAAAGGCAAGAAGCAGAACAGGATTGTTCAGTGGGAAATTCAGTACCGTGTTTACGGTTCGGGTTCAGGATGGACAAGCAAAACTGGGTCTTACAATCAGCAAAATATTAATGGGTTAGGTTTTACCGAACGTATCACGCTGGCATCGGCCGGTTTGGTGGAGGTTAGATGCAGGAGAACGAACGAACAAGGCCAGGATAACAGCAGGGATAACATGTACTGGCAGTCATTAAGGGGGAGGTTGCTTTCAAGACCATCATCATACTCTGGTGTAACCACTATGGCTGTCTCAGTCGAAACAGGTGGAAAGCTTGCCGCTCAGTCTGATCGCCGTGTCAACGTAGTCGCCACACGCATTTATGATTCCGGTATTTCCAGGAGCATTTCAGGCGCGCTTTACCACATTGGTAATGAGTTAGGGCTTGCGATGGATAACGAAGTGATTGATATGCTGGAATCATCTTACTGGACGCCTGATAGCGAGTTTTTCGATTACGCAACAACCGACTCAGTTTCCGCGCTTGAAATGCTACAGAAAGTCACTAACGCAGGTAAAAGCTATTTTCTGCTGTCTGACGGTATGGCTTCAGTGGGAAGGGAGGGGGTAAAAACGTGGACGGGAATAATTAGTCCGCAGGAAATGACAGAAGCGCTTCAAACGGCCTTCGTTGCACCATCAGCCGATGATTATGATGGAGTGGATGTCACTTACATTAACGGCACTACGTGGGCTGAAGAGACTGTTCAGTGCAGAACGTCTGACAATCCTACGCCAGTGAAAATAGAAGATTACGATCTTGATGGTGTTCTTGACCAGGACAGGGCTTATCAGATAGGTATGCGACGACTGATGAAGTACAGGCAGCAGCGTCTTACCCATACAACGACCACGGAAATGGATGCACTTTGCTATAGCGTAGGTGACAGAATTGTGTTTACTGATGACATTCCTGGTAGCAAAACAATAAGCACATTGATCGATGATATGAGTACGAGTGGCGGCGTAACGACATTCACAGTTTCAGAGCCTCTTGACTGGACATTCAACAATCCTCGCGCATTGATTCGCTACCAGGATGGATCAGCTTCTGGTCTGCTTCCAGTTACTAAAGTTAGTGATTATGAACTATCGGTATCTGAACAGGATGAGTTCATTGGCATCATACTGAATGATCAATCGATAGAACCTCCACGTCTTATATTCTGCGAATCTTCACGTGTTGGTTACAGTGCACTAATCTCAGAGATATCACCGCAGTCTGACGGAACATGTCAGGTAACAGCCAAAGAATATCGCGACTCTTTCTATCAATATGATAATGCCACTTACCCCGGCAACATTTCTTAATCACTAATAACATCTCCATTAACCTGCATTGGCAGGTTTTTTGTTAATGAGGCCCATATGACTACTTATAATACCGGCAATCCGCTGGGGTCTGCTGCTGCAAAAGATTTATACGACAATTCTCAGAACTTTGACTACCTTTCTAATGACAAAGAAAATGAGGTATGGAAAGACAGATTCGGCGTTGATCGCCTTACCTGGTATGGAATGGAAAAGCGCTATCAGGAAAAACTATCATCCATGGGATGGAATTTGATGGACTCCTTCCAGGAAGGCAATACGTTAACTGAAGCTGATCAAGCTTTACGCTGGAAGTTACCTGATGGTGACGGTGAATATTACCGTTGGGATGGTGACCTTCCAAAAGTTGTAAATGCAGGCTCGACCCCAGATTCAAGTGGTGGTGTTGGCGCTGGAGCATGGGTAGGCATTGGAGATTCATCTCTTAGGGTGATGTTGGCATCTCCTGAATACGGAGATGCTCTTATTGCTGTTAAGCAGCCTTTTGATGGGACTGCAAGCAGAACGCAGCATAACAAAAACGCTGAATTAATCTCGGTATTGGATTTTAAACTTGATTCAGACCCTGATTGGACACTCGCTTTTAATAGAGCATCTAAGGTGTCTGCCCAGTTTGGTAAAATCATTTTTGTTCCAGTTGGAGATTATACTATTACCGATAGTGTTATTTTATATGATCTTCAGGATGTATATAATGAGTTATACTACCAACAACCTGGTAGTCGTTTTGTTGGTGAAGGTAGGGGGTCTATAATCAGGAAAGTAGGCGTTAGCACACAGGATGTGAACGCGGTGTTTTATAATAAAGGTAAGCGTGGGAATGTTATTCACGGTCTCAGGATAATTGATACGACTGAAGACAGCTATGGGTATTACACGCCTAATACAGCGGTTTACCAAGAATTAAGTGATCTATTTATCCTCGCCATGAAGTGGGGTGTCTACTTTGGTGGTAATACATTTGTTGCTATTACAGTAAAAGATATAGTTGTTCAAGGATCTGATAATGCTGGAATTTACGGAGGGTTTTTTATAAAGGGAGGAACGAGCTACACTATTGCAAATTGCAGTGTGTTTCGTTCAAACTACTGTTCATTCGAATTGTCAGTGTCTTATTGTGAAGTTGGACCTCTAGCTTCAGATGATTGCTTGGGTACACCATTTGTATTTAATAGTGGTTCATTTAGCATTTCATCGCTAGGTTGTGAACAGCCAAATAGGAATAATAATGGCACTGTAATTAAATCTACTGGCGCAAACTTACAGATAAATAACCTACAACTGTATACACAAACTCAAGTTGCAGGGACGTATATGTTTGACATATCAGGTTATTCAAAAGTAAGCATTAAGCAACTGGTTTGTAGTTCAGATACCATTTGCAATGGGGCAAGATCTAGAACATTAAATGGTGCCAAGTTTGAGATTATATATAGTAACAAACCAGAGTCAGGGTGGCCTCAGCGCAATGCTTATGATACTACAACAGCAACATTCAGTACTATCGGTTTTGATGGAGGCACGGCCACCATTCCTACATTTAGCACAACAATGTGTAGAGATTTGACTCTACCCAATCCAGACCAAACGGCGGGTCCGTACTATCGCATTATGGGGGGGCAATATGGTGGACGTGGGTGCATTGGAACTATTTATACATTACGTAGCGGGCAAGATCTTAATCCCATAGCGGGAGCGTATGACTTTAATACAGTAGGCAGCAATATCTCTACGCGCGCAAAATTAGTTAGAGCTGCTCACTGTGATAGTCAATCTCTCGCAGATTATGATGCTTGGTTTACAGGGACATATGAAGGAACATCATACTTATTTATAAGAATGCCTACTGCCGGAGGAAATAGAAATCTTGGTACATTTTTTTCTGGTGCTGTATTTGGTCAAGATCGAAATATGTTCAAAGTCCTTTTGGCTAATGAAATTACTAGTCTTACTGCGTATTCTGGTGGTCAAATACTAACGGCTCAAGCTCAATGATAGTGCGCCGAGTTTTTCGGCGCACAATACTATTTATTTGTGAATTTCAACGTAGGTAATATTATTACAGTTATATATAGTTAGTAAGATATTACTCTTTAAGACATTGCATTTTTCTAATTCGTGACTAGATAAGTATTTTCCCTTCCAATCAATGTGTACAGTTCCGGGATAATAAATGTTAATTAACATTCTTGTATACCAAGGGGAGGGGGCAATCATTTTGTTAATGAACTCATTATCCGCCGCAGAGTTTTTGGATATTTTTGATAGCGGAAATTCGCCTTGTATATAAACCTTTGAAGACTTTTCCTTTACCGCGTTAATAATTTCCTGAGAGGATTGCATGGCAAGCGATTTTTCATAATCATTCTGTGTTTTAATTGAAGAGGCACATTGGTAAGATATTATTGTAAATACAGAAAAAACTATCACAGAAGATACTGTTGAGATTCTCCCTCTAAGTGGGTAAAGGCAGAGAAATATAAATGGTGAGAATCCTAATAACATTCTAGGCTCTGCAATCCCTTCTTTTAGTAAAATAAATGGACCTGCAATTAAACAGAATGCCATTACACAGAAGAAAAGGAACGTTACTCCAATCAAAACACCTCTCTTTCTTATTAAAGAATAAAAAGATAAGGCGACAATGCAATAAAATATTGAAACTAAATAACCTCTAAATGGTGATGCTATAATTGATGAGAAGTTAATGAAGTTTGTGTGGAGATTGTCTAGTGATATGTCACTTCGTGAGGATGAAATAAATACATCTATAATTAGAAATTTATATAAAATTAACGCAAGAACAAAAGATGAGGCGATGCATGCTAAATATTTCAATGGCAGTGCTTTGTGTGTGCAAGTCTTCGCGAAAATAATTGCCAAAGAAAGGATTGCAAACATATTTAGAGTTGTCTGATAAATTGACATTGCTATAACAAGCAAAGCGCAGTGAACTAAATATGATATTAAGTTTTCTTTCAGTGTGACAATTGTGGCAATCAGTGCGCATGCAACTGCGATTGACATCGTTATGCCATCATATTGATATGAAATATTTTGAGTGTAAAATGGAGATATTACTAATAAAATATATACAAAAGGACCTGCGTCATGAAATAAGTGATTGGTTTTTTGATAAAACAGATTTACTGAAAAACCCAATATAAAAATAGATAATATAATCGTCAATGGTTCTAAGAGTGGTCCTTGACCTCCTAAAGATAGGACTTTCCAAATTAAATCTGATACTGGTCTTCCCAGCCAAGACCAGTATGTAAAATTCTCTGTTGCTCGATTTATATCATCTCTATATAAAACACCATTGATAATAAAAGGGAAATAAAAAAATAATGGCGCACCAAAGAATAAAAATTTAGCATCAAGCTTAATATTCATGAAATTAACCTTTCTTAATATATCGCGGTCGGTTCTTTACTTCCACATAGATTCTTCCAATGTATTCACCAAGTACCCCTATACCTATAAGTTGTATGCCTCCCAGGAACAGGATAGAAACGAGTAGTGATGGGTAGCCTGGAACGCTGTTGCCAAAAAGAATCTTATCTAAAATCATCCATGCGCCATAAAGGAATGAAAGTCCAGCAACAAATAATCCAATGTACGTCCACATACGTAATGGGAATGTTGAGAAGCTTGTAATGCCTTCAAGGGCAAGGTTCCAAAGCTTCCAGCCATTAAATTTGGAATCTCCAGCGACACGCTCTGCACGTGCATATTCGACGACATCAGTCCTTCCACCAACCCAACTAAGAACGCCTTTCATGAATAGATTGCGCTCTGGTAATTGCTTAATGTTTTCGACAACTTCGCGAGACATCAGACGAAAATCGCCAACGTTTTCTTCAATTTTTGGTGAGCTAATTTTATTGTGCAGCTTGTAGAACCATTCAGCAGACTTACGCTTAAGCCTGCTATCAGTAGAACGATCAGAGCGTTTTGCCAGTACCATATCGGCACCCGAATGCCATTTCTCAATCAGGTGAGGGATGACTTCAATCGGATCTTGCAGGTCAACATCAATCGGAATTACAGCATCGCCAGTAGCGTGCTCAAGCCCGGCAAACAGAGCTGGCTCTTTGCCAAAGTTCCTGGTAAATGAGAGCGGGGTAACTAACGAGTCAGAAACAGCAAGCGCATTAATAATTGATTCTGTTGCGTCTTTGCTTCCGTCATTAATGAACACGATTTCAACATCGTATTGCTTTAGCCCCTCGAACTCTCGCACCGTTTTATAGAAAATCGGTATCGTGGCCTCTTCATTGAAGACCGGAACGACCAGAGAAATTTTCATTTCGCTTCCCTAAAGACAATGAACTTAGAATAGAAAAAGCCACATACAAGGCTAATGGCTGAGAACGCCACCAGTGTGACGATTGGCGGTAACCCACACCTGTCAGCAGCCCAACCTACCGCAGCACTCAGCGTGCCCATAAAGCCCACATAGAGCATATAGCGCAGGGTAGATGTTGAAGCATTGAAGGTGAACCGTGCATTAGCGTAGAAACTGAAGCTCACTGCGACGACGAAGCCAGCGAAGTTAGCCAATGCCTGGCTTGTTGATAGTCCATACACGCAAACACCAAACACAACCCAGTGAATGAGCGTGTTGAGTACGCCAATCGATGTGTACTTAGCAAAAAGTTTTAACATTAGAAAAATCAGTCAATTCTGAGAAGGCAGAAGTTTAGCACCAACAGACAACTTGATCGACTATCAGAATAAGATGTGCTGTATATGTATACAGTGCTTATTTTGAGGTGACTACATGCCGCGTCGTTCAGATATTGAGATTGCCTTCAGGGCCTCTATTGTGCATGAAAGGTCAGGCCGCAGGATTGTGAAAACTGCTGATTTTGTGCAGGAACTACTAAACGTCAACTGGGATCTCAGCCTGGAAGAGGCAAATCAGTGGATAGCCAGATACACCACCTGCTTCAAAGACATCACCCCTGACCACGGGGAGAACAAGACGTGGTTCATGTACAATCCGAACGGAGGGCTTTGATATGAGGTTTCCAAGTCCAGCCAAAGACTACATTGAACGCACGCTAACCATAGAGACTATCTGCGGCGTCACGGCTAACAGCCTGGTGATTGAGACATCACATGGGTTTGCTGTGATAGAAACGGGAATGAAGCCATCACCAGATAGCACCTACCTGATTTCGTACTCAGGAGGCTGTCACTTTGCCAAGCGTAGAGGTGATGCACTGATAACGGTAGATGGTGAAGTTCTTGACGGTGAGGTTCTTGATGAGGTGGATGTGAAGGGCATTCTGACACATCTCATTAACCGTGCAGTGGAAGACGATAATCCAGCGATATGA